GGAGCATTATTTATAAGAGGTATACAAGTATATGATACTGCAGGATCAGAAACTACAGGAGCTAATAGATGGTTAGAGAAAAAAGACTATACATATTTGCAAGAATATCAAGATGTAACAGGTACATCAGCAGCTCAAGGTCAACCTAAATATTATGCTATGTTTGGTGGTGGCACAGGAGAATCAGACACGACATCTGGACGTATAGCTTTTGCTCCAGTTCCTAATACAACTTATAGATTTAGAGTGCATTTCAATAAAATGCCAGATCTTTTAGAAAGCGATGGCACTAATTATATTAGTATGAATTTTCCAAATGGGCTCTTATATTGTTGCTTATCAGAAGCATATAGCTTTTTAAAAGGCCCAATCGATATGTTGACATTATATGAAAATAAATATAAACAAGAGGTACAGAAGTTTGCTAACGAGCAAGTTGGTAGAAGACGAAGAGACGACTACACTGATGGCGCTGTTCGTATACCAGTAAACTCAGCAAACCCGTAGGAGATTAATTATGGCAATAACATCAGCAATATGTTCAAGCTTTAAACAAGAGCTTTTACAAGGTAAACACAGTTTTGAATCTTCAGGTGGTCACACTTTTAAATTAGCTTTATATGATAGTAATGCAAGTTTAGGAGCATCTACAACAGACTATTCTACATCAGAAGAAATAACAAATACATCTGGATCTGCATATACTGCAGGTGGTGCAACTTTAACTAACACTGGAGTTGGTTTAACAAGTACAACTGCGTTCACAGATTTTTCTGATGTGACGTACAACTCAGCTTCTTTTACTGCAAACGGGGCACTAATTTATAACACAACAACAGATGGTGGTTCATCTACTACCGATGCTGTATGTGTAATTGCATTTGGTGGTGACAAGACAGCAAGTAACGGAACTTTTAAAATAGAATTTCCCGCAAACGATTCTTCTTCAGCAATCATTAGACTAGCGTAGGAGGTCGACCATGTCGACAACTTCAGGATGGGGCAGGTTCACCTGGGGCCAAGCTAATTGGAATGAAGATACAACTCTTAAAACAGGTTGGGGTGCACAGGCTTGGAGTGATGGTGAATGGGGAGAACTTAAAGATGCTATCGCTCTTCCAACAGGTTTATCTATTACATCTAGCGTTGGTTCAGTAGATGTACCAGATGTTATAATTACACCTACAAGTTTTGAAATTACATCTTCACAAGGTGAAGCTTTTGTTCCTGTAACAATAGACGACACATTATCGATCACATCTTCTATTGGTTCAGTGTCCGTGGTTGACATGCAAGTTGGATTGACTGGTGTATCAGCAACATTTTCTATTGGATCTGTTACAGTCAATGATATGACCGTTGGTTTAACAGGTCAAGAAATTACAGCAAGTCAAGGAACTGCAAAAGCACCAAACGAAACAGCCATTGTTTCTGGTCTATCAATTACATCTGAACAAGGAACTGCACAGGGTATTTCTTCACAAGAAGCTTTATTAACTGGAGTATCATTCAGCGCTAGTATTGGTAGTGTTATAATACCAAATGATGTAGTTCAACCAACAGGATTGGAAGCAGAATTTACTCAAGGAACTATTATAGGACTAGGAAGTGCTGTTGCTCAATTAACAGGATTGTCAGCTACAGCTAGTGTTGGAACTTTAGATCCTAATGACATGACTTTAGGATTAACTGGTCAGTCATTTAATGCTAATGTTGGTTCTATTTCAATACCAGATATTACAGTAGGATTAACGGGACAATCAGCATCATTTAGTATTGGCGCTGTGGATATTTTTGCGTATGGCGATGTTGACACTGGTTCAAATACGTCATATAACAATGTTTCAACAGGTTCGAATGATACATATTCTGATGTTGCAACTGGATCAAATACAAGTTATAGTGACGCTGCATAATAGGAGATAATTTATGGCATCAACATATACGCCTTTAGGTGTTGAACTTCAAGCAACTGGTGAAAACGCCGGTACATGGGGTACGAAAACTAATACAAATTTACAACTTATTGAACAAATAGCTGGTGGTTTTACTGCACAATCAATTGCAGGTGGTGCACAAACAACAACACTTTCTGTTTCTGATGGGTCTACTGGAGCTGTAATGGCTCATAGAATGATTGACTTCACAGGAACTATTACAGGAAATCAAATTGTAACAATACCTTTGGACGTACAAAATTTTTATATTTTAAGAAACTCAACTTCAGGCGCATATACTGTTCAGTTTAAATATGCATCAGGTTCAGGATCTACATTTACTTTTTCAGCTACAAATAAAAAAACAGCAATTGTTTTTGCCACAGCAAATGATAGTACAAACCCAGATATTATAGAAGTTCAAACAGGTGGTGATGTTGTTGATGATACTTCTCCACAATTAGGTGGTGATTTAGATGTTAATGGTAATAAAATTACATCAGCATCAAACGGAAATGTTGAAATAGAACCAAACGGAACTGGTGATGTTATTCTAGATACAGATCAAGTATTAATTGGTGGTGGATCAGAAGTAGGTCAAATATCTTCTAATGGTGCGTATGATCTTAAATTAGTTACAAATTCAGGAACAGATTCAAGTTATATTAATATTGTTGATGCAGCTAATGGTAATACACAATTATATCCAAATGGGACAGGTTTAACAGAAATTGGTGGTGGAACAAATCCAGGTACAATTCAACTTAACTGTGAATCTAATTCACATGGTATTAAGTTACAGTCACCCCCACATAGCGCAGGGCAAAGCTATACACTAAAATTTCCCACTGGAAACGTAACAGCAGACAGATTTTTAAAAGTAGCTAGTATTTCAGGATCAGGTGCGACAGCTACAGGACAATTATCTTTTGCTGAAGTATCAGGTGGTACTTCATGGCAGGCAGTAAAAACATCAAACTTTACAGCTGTTGCTGGTGAAGGTTATTTTATTAATACAACATCTGGTGCAATAGAAATGGATTTACCTGCAGGTAATATTGGTGATGAAGTATCATTTATAGATTATGCAGGAACATTTGATACTAACGCATTAACAATCGATCAAAACGGTTCAGAAAAAATTGCAGGGTCAACAGATCCTTTAACAGTATCAACAGAAAGAGCAGCGAATACTTTAGTTTATGTAGATAGCACACAAGGTTGGCTCTTAAAGAATAATTAAGGAGATACATGGCTGCTTATAAAGATCTAATAGGGCAGAAGATTACTAAAGTAACTTCTAACCCTGGTGAACCAAAAACAGGTCAGATGTGGTATAACTCCACTGATGGTAAGCTTAGAGGATTAGGTATTCTTCAAGCATGGTCAAGTAGTTCACCTTTAGGAAGAGATGCTGGTGAATTTTCTGGAGGAGCTGGAACACAGACAGCAGCTATGGTTTCTGGTGGAGTTTATCCAGAAGTTAATACAACAAACGAATATAATGGCACTGGTTGGTCAACTAGTGGTAATATGAACACTGCTGGTTTTTACAGAGGATTAGGTGGAACACAAACAGCGGGGTTTTGTTTTGGTAATCAAGTAGCCTCTCCAGACATACCTACAGGTGTTTCAGAAACATATGATGGAAGCAGTTGGACTTCCATTTCAACTATTCCTCAAGTTCATTCTCAATCTGCATCTTTTGGATCAACAACTGCAGGAGTTTGTTCATCAGGAAGAATTAATCAATATGATGCTGCAACAACAGTCACTAACGAATGGGATGGTTCATCTTGGTCAACAGGAGGAGCTTATCCACAAGATACAAGAGGTATGGCATGTACATCAACTTCACCAGCAACAACAGGTCTTGCTTTTGGTGGACAACGTGGAGGATCTCCTAGCCCTGGACTAGTTACCAATAATCAATCGTATGATGGTTCAACATGGACAGCTCAAACAGCAATACCAACAGCTACAGCTTTTGGTGCAGGATCAGGAACTTCAACTTCAGCTTTATTAATTGCTGGAAATGCTCCTAGTGCTACTACAAATTGTTTTAAATATGATGGCAGTTCTTGGACAGCTATTCCTAGTTTAGCAACTGGAAGAAGAACTCTATCTGGATTAGGAAGCACAACAGCAGCTTTAGCAACTGCAGGCAGTAACTCATCTGGTAATGACACACAACTAACAGAAGAATACAACGAATCAACAAACGCAATAACCTCTGCAGCATTTGCTAGTGGTGGAAATTTAAATACATCAAGAGATCAAGCAGTAGTTACAGGGACACAGACAGCAGGTCTAGCAGGTCCAGGTGAAGCTCCCGGTGGATATAATTCTGACGTAGAAGAATATAACGGAACATCTTGGTCTGAACAAAATAACACTAGTTTATCTAGATATAATTATGGAGGTGGCGGAACTCAAACTGCAACTTGGATTGCGGGTGGACAAACATCTCCTGGTCTTACTACAGGAACTGAAGAATATGATGGAACCAACTGGAGTACTGGTGGAGCATTACCTGTAGCTAAAAGAGGTAATTATGGAAATGGTTCACAAACTGCAGGATTAAATTTTGGTGGAACAATACCACCTCCAACAATTGGAGATACTACAGAAGAATATGATGGTAGTTCTTGGACTTCTGGCGGCACTTTAAACACTGCAAGAAGAAGTGGTCAAGGGGTTGGAAGTCAAACGGCTGCTTTAGCAATTTCGGGAAATGTTCTTCCTTCAGGTTATACCAAAGTATCAGAGAGTTATAATGGTTCTTCTTGGACAGCTGGCCCAAGCTCAGTAAATGAAAATGAAGTTTTTGCAGCTTTTGGTGACTCATACACAAGCGCTATTAGAGCAGGTGGTGGAGGAGCAGCAAGAACGGCTAGTTCAGAACAATATAATGGAACTATTTTTGTTACAGGTCCAAATCTTGGTACTTCAAGATCAGGTTTATCAGGAGCAGGAACAACTACTACAGGTCTTGTTGCAGGAGGTAATACTGGTTCTATAACAAATGCAACAGAAGAATTTACAGGAGAGACAACAGCAGCTAATATAGCAGATTTTACAACAAGTTAATTATGAGCACATATAGAAAAATACATGGACGATCAATTCAGGCAGTAACAACTGATCCTAGTGAATCAGTTGCTGAAGGTCAAGTTTGGTACAACACAAGTAGTGACACTTTTAAAAGTGTGGTCGGTCTTGAGGCATGGAGAAGTGGTGCACCATATCCTAGATCAGCAGATCATACTGCAGGATCTGGAACTCAAACAGCAGCTTTGTCTTGTAGTGATACTATTCCTCACCCATCAGCTGATATAACCAGCACATTTGAATATAATGGTTCTGGTTGGAGTGCTGGTGGAAGTATGAACACAGGAAGAGGAGATGGATTTAATAATATGACAGGAAGTCAAACGGCTTCTTTTTATGTTGCAGGAAGACCAAATGCAGGTCCACCAACTCCTTTTGGATCAACTGCTACCGAAGAATACGATGGTTCTTCTTGGACTGCAGGAGGAGCTTATCCAGCAGGTTTAAGAGCAGCTAACGCTTTTGGAACTTTAACAGCTGGAGTTAATGCTGGCGGTAATAGTTCTAGTCCTAGTGTTTCTTCAAACGTAAACAATGAATACAATGGAACATCTTGGACATCAGGAAATAATAATACACTTGGAAGATTTAATGCTTCTTCTTCTGGAACTTCAACAGCAGGAATATTAGTTGCAGGATTTAGTAACCCTCCTCCAGTTGTAAATTCAGTTACAGAAGAATATGATGGTTA